CTTGGCATTTGTTAAGTTCGTCATGCTATGTTAGTCCTTATTTCTTTTTAAGGCCAAAGACTGAACTTCTGCCTTCCTTCTTACTACTACTTGCTTTTCTAGCGCCCTGTGCTTCGTCACGTCTAGACTTAAAACTTTGAGATTTTTTACCTAGACGGGCTCCTAAACTTTCATCTTCTCTATCTTTATAGCCCTGACGTTTTTTTCCAGCAGCCTTCTTCTTAGTTGCTGGTTTCTTTTTATCTTTCTTTGCATTAAAATAAGCTCTAGGCATTTTTAGTCTCCTATATAAAGTTCCACTGAGTAGTTTCTTCGCCCCACTCAGTTGTGACGACACCCCAGCTTCTATTTCTATCTAAATTGTCAGGTGGTCTAGCATCTCTAATATTTTCTTTATCTATTAAAAATTTTACCTTATTTTGAGGATTGGTTACAAGATTAAATCTACCATCACTCTCTGACTTAGCAATGATAAAGTTAGTTCCGGGTTCTCTGACACGCTGGTTAAGCCTGTACCTAAACCCTGATCTATCACTTATAAAGAAACCTTTTTTAAAAGACATGCTATACCAACTGTAGTCTAGGAGTGATGAAGAGACTCACTCTGTTTCTATCTGCGTCTAGTGCGCTTTCCAAGAGTTCTTCGTACTTAGCTTTAAGAAGAGCCACTCTATCTGCAGGAACACCTGCTCTTTTATAACTGAGATAGTAAGCAAGGCCGCAAGTAAGGGCCGGGAGAAACCTGAAAGGAACATCTGCATTCTGAAGAGCACTCTTGCTGACATCTGCCAGACGTTTCATTCTATAGTTTCTAAAGCTATAGGTATCTCCTGTGTCAGGCACAGGGAAGAAAAAGGCTGTGACATTTTCTCTACCCCTGAGAGTGGCAAACTGTGTAGGCCTACCAGAGGTAGTTTTATTAGTAACGGCTTCGTATTCTTCGTAACCTATGCGGGTCATCTGAAAATCATTGCTATTAGAAGCAAGCCTGATGTAACCAGAGAGCACGTCCACGGTCTCTGCAGGGAGAATATACTCTGCTGTCCCTGCTACAAGAGCAGTGGTGGCCAGGTCTGTACCCCAGAGGAGAACACCACGGTTCTGCCAGTCTGTCAGCATAAGATTAAGAGACCTTCTGGCAGTGATAGAATCATTGGCAAGCTCTGCCTGACCACCTATCATGGCATAGGCTTCTTCTATGACCTCGTCTATGAAGAAGGTAGTGTCAAAATTTGATGTAGTTGCAATTGCCATCTTGTCTTACCTATTCCTCATCCAGGCTGGTTTTACAGGGTTATCCACTGAGTGCAGAACTTTACCCCCGGCCTGCAGAGGAAGGGGTTTCATATAAGGGATTCTCCTGCCAGAGGGTAGCTCCTGTTCCACGTTTACTTTTTTTAAACCATAAGGTTTGACAGTTAAGTCATATTTTTCAAAAGCCATCAGGTCCTGTACCTTTCTTTTGCTTCTTTTAACAGAGGCTCTGAACGCTGCTGTAGAACTGTGTCCAATTTAGAATCCATTCTCTGTATTAAAGTTTCTACTCGGCTACTTTTATCTATAAGAGCAATTATAATTTCGTCTTGACCTTTTAACGCTCCTGCTACGTCTCTTAGCATAAAATGGAGAAGCTTCCACGCTGCTGCGCCTGCTCCTATGGTGGCAACTATGGCAAGTCCATAGTCTGATACAGCTTGAAATACACTAAACTCTTCCACCATTTATTCCCTTCTTTACTAGCCCACTGAGGGAACTGATTTACAAGAACAATCTCCCTCTTGAGTACAGGTGCAGTTTTCACAACCTGTGCATTGACAGGAAGGATTAGAACAGCTCTTCTTCGCCTGTGCCTCAGACAACACTTGGTCCTTTTCTAGCTGCTCCGAACCCTTGTCCGGTAGGTTTACCGTTGATAGCTTCTAATCTTTCAGAATCTACCGGAGGATTCTGATCAGGAATAAGGTAGTATTCCTTTTTCTTTTGGTCTTTATCTTTTTTAGTCATCATCTATTTCCTTTGTCCATATCATACGTTCCAGTAGAATTTAAAATTTTTCTAGCTTTTGCTATATCTGCTTTTGAAGCTCTCTTTAAAGCATCCTTAGAAAAGTCTATCTTCTTTTGACTAGGTTTCTCTGAAGCAAGTTCATCTTGAATAGAGGCCAGATGTTCAACTGCGCCTCCACTGTCTACAGGCCCACCTCCTGCAAGCTTGACTAATCCCCTCTTCTTGGCATTCATATAGTTTAGTGGCATAGTTTAAAATCCTCTCAGTGCTGCGCCAGAGCCTTTACCAGAGAAGCCTACTTTACGTTTTCCAGCTTTGTTCATGCCCTGAGTCTTGAGCTTACCTCTGCCCGGTCTGCCGCCTGCCTTCTCTCCACCACTCATGTCAAAGTCTTTCTCATGCTGCTTCTGAGTTGCATACTGCATTTTATGTTTTCTGGAGAAGTCTCCTAGACCTGTTCCTTCTTTACCGTAGAACTTATAGCCATCGTCTGCTCTCTTAGAAGCTTTCTTACTAGCCTTTGGCTGGTTTTCCCCACTCGGACTAATTCTTAATTCTTCCATGGCACCTGCAGAAGGACTAGGCCTAGAGCTAGGTTTAGGTCTAGGTCTAGGAGCCATCTTAGGCGCTACTTTAGCTGGTGGCTCAGGCTTTTTAACTCTAGGAGAAGGTGAAGTAGAAGTAGGAGCAGAAGTAGAAGTAGGAGCAGAAGTAGAAGTAGGAGCAGAAGTAGAAGCAGCAGATGTAGATGATTTAACCTGCTTTGGTCTTATACTAGGACCCGTGTCATCACTTTGTCCAAGCCTTGTTCTTGCTCTACCAAGCTGATCTGCGTCTTGGTAACCACCCATTTTGTTAATAACAGGGGTCTCCTTATTAATCCTTGGTTGTACTTTTTTACTTCCTGCCCCCGGTCCTAAAATATCATAAGTAGTATTAGGAATAGCTTTTAGTGAAGTAGACTGCTTAATCCTTTCAGGTTTTTCATATAGTTCAGGATTTGCTTTTATTCGTTTTGCTGAAGATGCGACTCTTGATAAAGCTTTAGGAGCAGAGCTTATCTTTGCAGAGCTTATCTTTTTATCTGGACCCGTGTCATCACTTTGGTCAACCTTTGTTCTTGATCTACCAAGAGGAGTACCCTTTTTAGTAAATGAACTTTTAGTATTAAGTTTTGAAGGAGCAGCACCAATATTTTTTTCTCTCTTTTTTCTATTAGCTCTATCAGTGGCTTTCTTCATATAACTACGATTATCTACTGGAACTACCATTCTTAATCACTCCCCTTGACCAGTGTATTAGGACCACCGGCTGTGCTGAAACTGGTCTGCATATCATCTTGCCTACTTCTTCTGGCTCTATTCCTAAGCCTATCTATTTCACCTTGATACTCCTGTTGCCACGCCGCCGTTGTGTTAAAGCTCTTCATAAAGAGGGAAGCCTCTATCATGGAAGAATAAAACAGTGCGTTCTCGCAGTGATCGGTGAAGTAGTTTGTAGGACTTGCAGATGTAATAGTTGTAATCTGTGCAATGAAACCTATTTGAGAATCTACCGTGGCAGAGGGCGTAGGGGCCACTCTGATCTCTGTGTTAGTCTTAAAGCCGTAGTACCTGGGCGTAGCAGTGGAAGCTGATACAGGCCAGTAGTCCAGTAGGTATTCATAGGGCCTGTGCTTCAGCTGTGTCCTGGCCCCGTCTACTTCTATGGAGAACGTCTTGATGATCTCTCCTCCCACGGGTACAGATACCTCTGCAGAGGAAGCTGATACGGCTACACTGACATAGGAGACCAGGCCCTGATCATCCAGATCATTCTGCATCTTCTCCTGCGCTCTCTGTATCATGGCAGGGAGCGCGCCTACAAACTCTGAGCCATCGTTCTCAGTAGTCTCTATGATGATGCTGACAAGAGAAACAAAATCCACAGTCTAACTCCTAGCCATAGTAAACATAAATTTTACCACCGTCGCTTATGCCAGCCACAGATACCTTCCCTATGCACCTGATTCCATTGTCCTGCATATAGACACTGTCTCCAGTGTTAACTGTTAGAACAGGTTGTTTGATAACAGGGCCACTAACAGCTGCTATGACAATTTCTGAAGCAACGGTAACAGCGTAGGTGTACATTCTGATACGGGTATCAGCAAGAGTGACACTGCTATCCACATCACAGAGAAGACCATTACCTCCTGCTCCCCCGATGACCTGTGCTATTCTAGTTGTAGTACTCATCTATTCTTCTCCTGAGTAAAAAGGGGAGAACCACGCTCTGATCCTCCCCTTATTATAGATCAAAATTTATATCCTTCCAAACCGTAGAGAGGTTATCTCTCCACCGCTGCCATAAGAAAGTCAATAGTCATGGTTTTAGCAACTGCTTCACCATTTTGAATACCGAAGGAAATAGTAAGCTCTTCGTCGTCAGGAGCATTAGTGGTGCTTGCAATCTGACCTACTTTAACGCCATCTTGGTAAGCACGGAAGACTGGGCCACCTGTGGCAACGTCCAGGGGGTCATACTCAAACGAAAGAGTGACAAACGTGTCGTCTGCCATGGCATCCATCTCCAGAATAGAAATGCCAAAATCATTATCCTTCTCAACGACAAAATCAGGTTGAGTATCTCCGTCTGATTTAAAGAAGTAGATACCATCCGTAACATCCAGAGGGGTTGTATCAGTGATCTGAAGACCCATGACAATCTCTGACTGAGTAGCATCGTTGGTTTTAAACCTAGACGTGAAGAACATCCTCTTGGTAGAGTCCCAGAGAAAAGATTCACCTTTCAGCTGGAGAAAGTCCAGGTCATCATCACCTGCAGCGTTGGTGAGCAGGAGTTGTCCACCTGCACCTGA